CTAGTTGGCTGGCCACTTCTCGTTGAACGCAGCAGGGTCCGCTTTCGAGGCATCCAAGCAAGCCTCAGCCACCGGAACCGTTCGCTTGGCGTACTCCGCAGGGTCCAGGTCCGTGGGGACCAACAGCAGACCCGTGGTGACGCACCGCTTGTAAGCGGCATCGGTGCTGGGCGTGCAGCCCGTGAGGCCGACCACCAGGGCTAGCCCGACTGCGATCGAAGCGGCAAGTTTCAACATGAGGGCACCTTAACTTAGAACGGGTGACGATCCAACGACGCGCTGTAGTACTTGGAGACACCATCAGCCCGCAACGTCATTGCGCCCGACTCAACTCCCGCCGCTAGAAGCGCCGAAACGGTGTTCTTACTTACGCCCCGAATGCCGAGGTTGATAACCTCCGCAGTCTTCAGCTCACCCTTCCCAATGAGGGCATCCACGATTGCGCTAACCAGCCGCTCACTCTTGCCGGCTGAGGCATCGGGATTGAACGTCAGGAAGTGGTCACCCGTCAGGCTGACAATGCCCTTGTCCACCAGGACGTCACGCCCATAGGCGTCGAAGTACCGCAGCGCCTGAGGGTCTGTCGCATCGTCTCGGGTCAGCCGCCAAATAGCGTCGGGCCAATCCTCAATGCGCGAGTCTCCGCGTGCGTGCTCACTCCCGTGGCCGTGGTGAGTCACGACTACTCCCTCATGCGTTCCGGCTTCCTCCTTGAGTGCGTCGAACGCTTGAAGGATCACCCCGGCTTCGCTCCGCTCGTCCAGCCCGAGGGCATCCATGATTGGCCGAAGCGGGTCCAAGATCAGCACATCGAAACCGCTGAGCTTCCTAGCCCACTGGGCGCGCACGCGGTCATCCAGGATGTTGAACGATCCGGCTTTGCCCCGCAGCGAGAAGACCTCCACCGCGTCCGCGTTCTGAATGTTCTGTGCTCGAAGCCACCGCTGAAGGTTGCCCTTGCTCAGCTCGAAGTCCAGCACCGCAACCCGCCGCGTCTGGTCCACCGTGAAGTGATCAAGGAACGGGTCACCGTCTACCAGGGAGCGAACAAGGTTGTGCGTGACGGTCGTCTTTCCGGCTTTGCGCTGAGCGCTAAAGACCACGTTGCCGTCAGTGTGCAGGATGCCATCAATCACGAATGCTTCCGGCTCCAGCTCCAACGCCAGGAAGTCCCCAAGGGTGAGGCCGTCCGGGGTTGCTGACCGCGACGCACGCTCTGCCGTGTAGAACAGTTTTGCGGCTTCCCGTGCTTCGAGCTTGACCAGCTCAGCTTGTGCCAACGGGGTTAGCTCGGCTCGTGCCTCCTCGGGATCTGGCTCTCCGTAGAACGCTTCGACGGCCTCGCTCCACAGCTTCAGGTTGTATTGGTGCTCGTTGTCCAGCAGTTCCACCAAAGCGGGCGCATATGTCCCCGCCAGGGTCATCACGGGCACGAAGTCTTCGGGGGAAAGATCGCTCTTGGGGAACGTCGGGCGCTCGGGTGCCGCAGTCACTTGGACACCACCGCTCCGAGTAGGACGCCAAGACCGGCGACCACTGCACCGAGGGTGACAAACGCGGCAATAGCCACAAGCAACAGCTCGACGTATAGACGCTGCTCCGGGCCGCTCACTTGGACACGTCCACAGTGCGGATACCCGCGAACGGGACGAAGACCACTGCGCCGTCTTCTCGCACGGTGAGGCCGTAGGAATCAACGGATAGGAGCGTGACCGCTTCCAGCGTGGTGAGCTGGGGCGCGTTCAGAGTGATTGTGACTGTGGCCCCACGGGGCAAATAGTCGGTAGTGCGCATGTTGCTTTCCCTTCAGATAAATATCGGTTGTGTGTTGCGATCCGATATCCGGGTCTGAAGGGGCGCGCGTTGTGCCTCTAGTCCAGTTTAACAGCTTCAGTTTCCCAAGGGGATTGGGGCATGCACTGCGCATGTGAGTACCAACGCGCACCTACGTGAGGTTGTGTGACTTCTCTTTCATCTCGACCCCTTCCGTTCTTCCTCATTCACCCCCTCTTACAGAGGGGGGGAACAATGAAGGAACGACAGGAAGGTGTTTGGGGATCAGTGGGAGTCCCAATCCTGAGGCCGTGCGATAGCCCTCGGATGCTCACGACTGCCGACGTAGGCGCACCCATGTCCTGCAACCCTTAGGTTGCAGTTCTGCTAGACTATTTAGTAGGCCGGTTGCTCCACTGGCCCACATAAATAAGGGCGATTAGCCAGCCCTTCACAGCCGGATGACGCGCGACCTCTTCCCGTGCGGCAACCGAGATACGGACTGCCCCATGACACCTACCTCCAGTCATGGGGCTTCCGTCATTCCACGGACGTGCTCAGTCGAAGGGTGCGGACGCATCCATGAGGCTCGTGGATTCTGTAAGCGCCACTACATGGCCGTCTACAAGCGGGAGCGTGCAGCTCTGGCTCCGCATGCCGAACGCCGGGAACGGACCCCGTTCTGCATGGTGCCCGATTGCGGGCGCAAGCACGAAGCCCGGGGCTACTGCAAGACGCACTATGACCGGTGGCGCAAGACCGGCGACCCTCAGGCGCACATCCCGATCACCACACCACCACCGAACAGCCCTCTTGCTGGCTTCCTAGCGGACGTGCCACTGACCGAGGCTCACACCCTCTACGGCTCGGTGCTCACGTGCAAGCGTTGCCGCGTCAACCTCGGGCCGGTCTGGACCGTTGAACAGGCCGTGCTGATCACTGCCGCTCACCGAGAGCGTGGCCACGTATGAGCGCCATTCACCGGACCAAAGAGTGGGCGGCGCTATCCCGTCTCGTGCGGGCACGCACCTTCCTGCCAGCCGTCTGCGTGGGCTGTGGCGGCATCATCCAGCCCGGTGAACCCTTCGACATCGGGCACATTCTGGACGCCGCGCTGTACCCGGATCAGGCACTGAACGCGGCCAACGTGGGGCCGCAGCACCGGGGCGAGAACCGCCGAGCTGGCGGGCGTCAAGGTGCCCGGATTGTGAACCAACAGCGGAAGCGCCGAGCCACCGGGGAGATGCTCCCGTGGTAGCCACACAGACCCGGCAGGGAAGCCGCACGCGCCCGTCTAACGCCCGAACAGAGGCCGAGACCCCAACCCTTTTGACAGGGGTCATAGCCCCCGCCTCCGGCTCTCATAGCGCCTTATTTGCGGAGACTTGGGCCACACGCGATAGCGGAATCTCCCCGCGCGTGCGCTACATCGGAGACGGTTCAAGCGAGGCAGAACGGGAGTCATTTTTCGCCGGCACCAACGCGCTGCGACTGACCACGATCCACCCGCAGCAGCTCTGGACAGCGGACGCTCTCAACTGCGGACGCCGCTTCGTCGTGGTGCTCGAACCGCGCCGCAGCTCGAAGACGACAAGCATCACGGCATGGGCGCTCGGGCGCTGTCTGTCCCGTGCGGACTACAAGGTGGGAGTCGTGTACGGCACCACCGGCAAGGCTGCGCGTGACGCGTTCCTGCTCGACGTTGTGCCAAAGCTAGAGGGGTCCTACCCGGACCAAGACAGCCGCCCGTTCAAGCTGAAGCGGGGTGCCGGTCAAGAGCGCATCGAGTTTGCGAACGGCTCGCTGTATCAGGTGTGCTCCAGCCCCGAGGACTTCCGAGGGCGTGCGTTCGACGTGATCATTTTCGAGGAAGCGGGAGAGCTGGAGGGCGACCGCGCAGCCGACATGCTGGCCGCTGCCAGCCCGACACAGGACACCGTTCCCGAGCCGATCACCGTCGTGACCGGAACCGCTGGCAAGAGCCGAGCGGGGAACCTGCTGTGGGACTTCCTAGAACGGCTGCGTGCGGAAGACCCGGACGTGGGCGGCATCGAGTACAGCGCTGGCGTGGACCTCGTGCCCGAGGACTGGGAGACGTGGGAGCTGGCCGAACCGCTCGTGCTGGCAAGCCACCCGGGCGTGGGCACGCTCATGCCCGACGTGTCCCGCGTGCGTGCGAACTACGGCTCCATGCGCCCCGTGGTCTTTGGCCGTGAGTACCTAGGCATCTTCAGCGACGAGACCGCAACCGTGGGACTGATCGCACCGGCCAAGTGGGCAGACGCCGAGCTGACCGCCGATCTACCCGAGCCACCCGAGCGCTTCGCCGTCGCATTCGCGGCGCACCCGTACCAGTCGAGTGCCGCTATCGCAGCCGCTTGGCGGGTGGACGGCATCGGCTTTGTGGCGTTGCTTGACCACCGGGAGGGCGTGCGCTGGCTCGCTGGCCGGATCGGGGAGCTTGGGGCCAAGTATCCGGCGACTGAGTTTGGGCACGACTCCCGGGGCGTAGTGACGACGGAAGTGGAAGCCGTGAAGCGGGACTACCCGAGCGTGCGCCTAGCCCCGCAGAACACCGCCAACGTGACCACCGCAGCCGCGCTCTTTGTGCGCGAGGTTCACACCGGCAACGTGCGCCACTACGGACAGAGCCAGCTCACTGAGGCCGTGCTGACTGTGCGCCGTCGCGAGATTGGACAGGCGTTTGCGTTCGGACGACCGGGCGGAGACGGCGACATTGTGGCCGCTGAGGCTGCGTCCCTAGCGCTGCGGCTCTACGACGAAGCCCCCATGCCCATGCAGCTCCCGCAGATGGTCGCTACATAACCTAAAGGTTATGCACGTGGTATAATGGGAGTGAGGCTGTTACAGCTCACACACAACTAAATAGCCCGAGGACTGGCGGCACGACCGCTGGGCTTCGGAGAGACGGACACCCCTTTGGGATTCCTGAACCGCTTTCTAGGACTGGCAGATTCCATGCCGGTCCCCACGGCTATCTCCAGTCCGTGGTCCGACCAGTCTTCGCTCCTGCCGTTTCTGGTCGCTGAGGCATTCGGCATTGACGCTGATATGCCGGTCACTGCTGCTGACGCGGATCGCATTCCCGCCGTGCAGCGTGCCAAGTCGATCCTTCAGGCGACGATTGCGCCGCTTCCGCTGAGGGTTCTCGACCGTGCTGGCGTCGAAGCTGACGCCCCGGTCTGGAGTTACCGCTCCAGCACCATCGTTTCCCCCTATGCCCGCATGGCTGCGACCGTGCTCGACGGCTTCTATTACGGCGACTCGCTGTGGGCCACCGAGCGGGACGCCAAGGGCAACCTGACTGACGCTCTTTGGGTGCCGCGTAACCGCTGGCACGTGAACGCTCAGGGTGAGATTGTCGTGGACAACCGCATTGTCTCCGACCCGCTGGCCGTCATTTACTTCGATTGGCCTGGGTGGACTGGGCTACTTACTGCGGGGTCGCGCACGATCCGTGGCGCATCCGCCGTGGAAGCCGCATGGGTTTCCAAAGCTCGCAACCCGGTGCCGCTGACGGTGCTCCGACAGACGGACGGCGTGCAGCTCGTACAGAGCCAGATCACCGACCTACTGACGCAGTGGAAGACCGCACGCCGCGACCCTGACGGCGCTCTTGGCTACCTGCCGCCCAACATCATTCTGGAAGCTCTCGGCACCGCAGACCCCGAGCTGTTCGAGGGCGCACGCAACGCACTGCGTTTGGACTTCGCCAACTACGCGGCCATTCCCGCCGTGCTGCTCGACGGCTCCCTATCAGAGTCTTCGCTGACCTACTCCACCACCGAGGGCAACCGCTCCCGGCTGCTGACCGAGACCGTGCCCTTCTGGGCTGGACCGATCGAACAGCGGCTCTCTCAGGACGACATTGTGCCGCGCGGCAAGCGTGTGCGCTTCGACCTGTCCGACCTGCTGACCAACCCGCAGAGCGATACCGGCGCATCCGTCGCTGACTAAGGACATACCCACAAGTGAATATTGAAACCGAGACCGTCGAGGCGGGAACGTTCGCGCTCGACGCGGACAGCCGCACCCTTCGCGGCATCCTCCTTCCGTGGTCTGAGACCTCCCGCCCGAGCGCCAGCAACACTGCGCCGATTGCTTTCGAGCGTGGCTCTGTGCCCGTCCCGGACCCGAGCATTGTCACTCTCAACACCGATCACGACCGCTTCGCCCCCGTAGGCCGTGCGACCGTTCTCGAGAATCGCCCCGAGGGCATCTACGCAGAGTTCGCAATCGCCAACACCCCCGAGGGTGACGCCTACCTGGCGGACCCGTCGAGCCGCCGAAAGCTATCGGCCGAGCTGGCGGGCATTGTGCGTGACGCAGCCGACCGAGCCAAGGGCGTTGCCGCTCGACTCACTGGCGCTGCTCTCGTCACCGAAGGGGCGTTCGCGTCCGCTGCTCTGTTCGCCATTGGCACCGAGACGGTGGCACCCGCAGACGCCCCCGCCGATCAGCCGGCGACTGACCCCCTAGCCCCCGACGCAGACGGCGCTCTCGCTGTCGTCGTCACTGAAACACCCGTGGTCGTTCTCGTGAGCGCCCCGGACACCGAGACGCGATTTACCCCCGAGGTGGACGCGACAACTGAACAGAAGGACAACACCATGACGGCATCCGTGCCCAACACCGCGACGGCTACCGAGGCCGTCACTCCCGAGGCAGTAACAGCCAACGAGGTCTTTTCCGCTATCGCCAACCTTCGACTTGGCGACGCGACTGCAGAGACCATGCTTGCCGCGCTGACCGACATCAAGACCACTGGCGCGGGCATGCTCCCGGTTGGCGGCACCGCGATTCAGCCGACCTGGCTGGGCGAGGTCTACGCGCAGAAGGCGTATGTCACCCGCTACAAGAATCTGATTCGCCAGGGCGACATTGTGGCCTTTGACGAAAAGGGCTTCACTGTCGCGGCTGGCTCCGAGCCGATCCAGGCTTACGCCGGTAACAAGGCTGATATTCCGACGGTGAGCGGCACCACGCTTCCGGTCGCGTCCGTCTTCCAGCGCTGGGCAGTCGGTAACGACATTGCTCGGGAGTTCTACGACATTCCCGCTGGGCGTGCCGTGATCGAGGCTTACATTCGTCTGCTCGTCAACAGCTATGAGCGTGTGACGGACAAGTGGACCCTGCTCCAGCTCAAGACCGCTGCGGGCACCGCGCTTGTCTACGACGCAACCGGCGTGCCGAGCGGCTACAACGCAGCTTTGGCCAAGGTCATCCAGGCGATTGACCTTGTGGACGCAACCGACGCCGAGCCGACTTCGGTCATTGTCGCTGCGGACGTTTGGAAGGCGCTTCGCTACACCGCGAAGGACCAGATTCCCGAGTACGTCAATTTCGCTCTGAACCGCACGGACGGCACCGCCGACAACGGCGTAGTGGTCCTGAAGGACAAGACCGGAACGCTGGCCACTGGCCAGGTGCTCGGCATCTCGCGTGAGTCCGCCCACGTCAATGAGCTGGCGGGTGCAACTCCCATGCAGATCGACGCGCTCGACATTGCTCGTGGCGGCATCGATAAGGCGTTCCACGGCTACACGCAGTTCATGGCCGAGAACCCCGCGGGCCTGATCCTGCTCGGCAACTAAGTAACCCGGACCCGAAGGGCACGCAATGACTAGCTATTTCGTAGGCGACAAGCCACGACTCCCGCTGACCATTAGCGTGCCCTCCGGGGCCTGGACCGGCGCGACCGTCTACCTGGACGGGGTGGCTCTCACGACCACGTTCGACACGTCAGCCGCAACCGCACAGTGGCCGAGTGACCCCTTCCTCACGGACGGGCTCTATCCCGTCACAGTCGTGGCAACCAACGGCACCGCACACCAAACGTTCACCGCTGAATCCATCGTGGCCGAGGCTCCGGACGGGTGGCACACGCTAGCCACCGCTCGTGCGGACTGGACCAACAACCTCAGCGACGTGCAGCTCTACACGCTGCTGCGTATCGCACGCGTTGCGGTCGAGTCGTTCCGCCCGCTGGGTGAGGACGAAGCCGTGCCACTGCGCTACCGACAGGCGCAGCTCATGCAAGCGCGCAACGTCTTGAACGCGTCCAAGTCGGACCCGGCTCAGGGTGCTGACGGGGAGCTATTCGTCATTCGCCCGTATCCGCTGGACCTGTTCATTCGTGAGCTGATCCAGCCGCGTACCGCCGTCCCGGCAGTGGGGTAACGACATGACTCTTGCAACCGCACGTGTCGATCTAGGCGCGGCTCTGGCCGGGTGGCTCGGAGAGGGCTATTCGGTCTTCCCGGACGTTCAGCCGATTGACGACGTGACCAAGCCGACGTTGCTGCTCGTGCGTACTCGCGTCGAGAAACTGCCGTCCGCTCCCATGGGCGCGTGGCTCAACACCCTGGCGCTCTATGTCATCGTTCCGCAGCACGCGGGTGAGGACGCTCTGGACCAGGCGCTAGAGGACGTCCTGGAAGCGCTGGACGAAGCGGCAGAAACCAAGTGGGACAGCGCCGAGCGTGAGACCTGGAACGACACAAACCCGGCTTACGCGATCACCCTGACCACGCACTCCACCCGCACCGATAACTAA